CGTGGTGGTCGCCGACGCCTGGGTCTTCGCCGCAGACTTGGGGCGCGCCGGAGACTGTGGCCTCGCCGGAGACTTGGGCCTCGCCGAAGACTTGGGCCTCGTCGTAGACTTGGGCCTCGTCGTAGACTTGGGCCTCGTCGTAGACGCGGGCCTCGTCGTAGACGAGGGCCTCGCCGAAGACGCGGGCCTCGTCGTAGACGAAACATCCCCCGCTCTGGGATAAACTGTGTGCCCCCTCGACCAATCCGCCTGTCAATCCGTCGCTCAGTCGAATTACTCGAAACGCAGGCTGCCCATTGGGCAGTAATAGGGATGTGGGCTCTAGTCTGTACTTCACTTTGCACCTCGCTTTGATTTTGATTCAATGAGCGCCGCGAGACCTTCTCCCGGCGCCGATGAGTCAAAATCTCTTAGGCTGTTTTGAGTGAGGCCATCTCTTGGGCGAGTCGCATCAGTTCCTTATTTAATTTTGAGTCACGGTCAATCGCGCCCACGGCTCGCGTCTTTTGAATGCGGCGCTGACCTTGCTCATTTTCAGCGACAACGCGCAGTCCACCCTTGATGATATTCTCTTGAATGACATTGAAGGTTGACCAAAGGTCTGCTCCACTGTCGGCCATGCGGCGCGGGCGCACCAATTTTGACACAATGTCATTTCCGATTTTCGCATTTATTTCGATTTGACTCTCATCAAATGCTAAGCGCGCCGCGCTAGACGCGAGTAGCATTCTCTCGGGCTCGCTTAATTTGACTTGTTTCATCGTCTCGATTTGGCGTACCTGCTCCGGCAGGGCTGTAATGACACGATACGCGGCGTCTAGCACGTCGTGTTCCATTCCGACCTTGTGAATCACGCGAGCGGAATTGATGGCGCTTGATGGCATCAAAAGCCCATTGGAGCATACAAGCCTAAAAAATGCGGTATCAAATGCGAGCGCGCTTGTGCCGTTATGGCTATTGGTCAAGGCGAGCATTGGGCGCTCATCACCGACGGTCATGCCGTCGCTGTCAATCATTGAAGGATGACTCAAATAGACGACGTGTTTTGTATGCTCGCGCTTGTCTTGGCTGCGGGCCTTAGATTGTTTCGCTCCGACTATCTCAAAGCCTTGCTTCTCAAGGCCTTCAATCAATTTGAAAGTCGGCACGTAGAGATATCGGTCTGATAGGCCCTCTTGTTTCGCCTCTGCGAAGATTGAAGGGAATACCCTGCGAAGATTTTCGTCTGTACTCTTAACGGCTTGCTTGAACATCATGGCTTTGACTCCTGTTTAGTTGTTAACGTCTACAATAACTCATTGTTGCATGGGCCATGCCCGCGCCATCTCGATTATATCTCGTCTATAGACTAGATGCCTGTCAAACTTATAAGCGAAAATTTCCTAAGTTTCTGGACTAGGCGAGTCATGTTGCCGACTTAACTCATCTTGTCTATAGACTAGCCATCGGAAAGTTATTTGGCAGCAACGGCATTGATAGCCTTGTTAACAGTATGTTGTGCGCCCGATACTCTCGGCATGAGACGACACGACTCCCAACATTATATAGACGCAAGCCAATGTGTCTCACGTGTGCCGATGGCCCAAGTCGGGAAAGTGACAATTTCCGGCACTTTCAGCGTCTCAATCAAAGACTGTGCCATCCTGTCAGGCACGGCTCTTGACTGCCGGGTAAAATCGTTATTAGCTCCTCCAGGAGCGACTTAAAAACGAATTTAAAAAACAGGCAATTTTGAATAGTGGATACGGGCGACATCCAGAAAAAGTCATGTGGCCGGAAAAATTTTTGGAAAATTTTGGTGGCCGATGCGCGAGACTGAGCAGAGACAAGATCCGTTTAAAATATCCTTGGGCCAAATAACTTTCGTCAATCGAATGGTGCAAGTGCCCGAGATATCTATTGAAGTCAATGGCGTCGTGTTCGACGGCAGCCCAACAATGCTCCTCGAATTCTTTGACCTTTTGATGGGAGAACACCCGGCACAGACTGAGGGAATGGAGCTTGATGTGGGACCAGGATTCCTTGATCTCCTGCTAAAAAGCCGAGTGGCGTTCCTGAGTCCAGATAACACTATTTACCCGACCGATGGCTTCCGCCAAATTGCCCGAGACCTTTTGGGCCATCTCCGGTCTCAGATATCCACAGCGGGCTATGAGCCGTAGTCCCACAGAAAGCCGCCCCCTTTAAAAAATTATTTGAAATAGGGACACCCTCCCCCCTGGGTCTTGACTCGTCTATAGACTTTAGGCACCATTCATCCCTTAAAGAAAGAAGGTCTCTCGATGGCAAAGAAAAAGAAGAAAGTAAAAGGCCGAAGGAATTACCCGGAGCATTTGGCGCCGTTTAAAATCAAGAAGCGCACTACGCTATTCGGGAATTTCATCACCCGCGCCCGAATAAATGCGGGCTACTCGATGGCCAAGATCGCAAAGGCCGTGCCCTGCACTAAGCAGCTAATCTCCCAAGTGGAGACGGGGGCTAATCTTCCATCTCACAGGGTAGTGCTCCGCCTGAGCCACCTTTACGGGATCAATGAGGCAACGGCCCGGAAGGTGTTAGCTAAACAAGAGTCCGCAAAGGCCCGTAATAAATACGGCTACAAGTAGGCCACTATGGCGTGTGTCGATATTGAGTGCCAAGGATGCGGTAAACTCATCCACCAAGGTGACTCGTATGTGAGAGTGGATCTATCCAAATACATACGCGGGGAGATTCTCGCTAAGGGAAAGACCATTAACCAATTCCCCTTGTGCCAAACATGCTTTGGCCGAATCGGATGGATGGAAGTGAAATCCTTCCTTCTTCCAAAACAGAAAGAGGTAGTCAGTGCTTCATCTCGATGATCTTGGATTTCCCTGCACCAAGGAAGACGACGGGACTTTAAATAAAGACGACCAATTGCAGAGAGTGGCCATGCTCTATCAGGCAGGTCACGGATATCCCCTTAGGGCCGCCATCATCCAGGACCACTTCCAAGTGTCTCCAGGAATCTATAAGCGGAATCCAGAAGCGCGCCCGGAGGACTTATCTGGGGATGCGCTGATCTCAATACTCGCTGCCTTTGTGTCGAATTGGCGGAATGAGGAAGCCTCTGAGATCACATGGCAGATATTAAAGCGATTCGGCTTTAGTCAAAACACACACGACATGTACGGGCGCCAACATAAGAAGGTGCCGGATTTTATTTTGATTCGGGCTATGCCGCTCATGTGGCGCTCGCATGGGCTTTACATGATTGCCCGGCACACACTCTTCGGAGGAGTGCTTTCCCTTATCCTATTCCATTCACTATGGTGGATTCCCGCCCTCTTTTTTGTAACTGACCTCCCTCTGATATTGGCCGCTCTTATGGCTAACGCCCCAGTGTGGAAGGATGACCAGGGATTCGAGAAGCGCACGCCGGATGATGTAGACGACAATGTTATTATTATGACCTTTGTGGCCTGTGCTCAACGGACGCCGATGCCGCTGTCTATTCTTGCGCCCAAGCTATTTGCTAAACTTCGCCCGTGGAATCTCGGATGCGAGGAGCAGACTACCGTCCTTGGCATTCCCCGCAGGGAGCCGCATTACTTCGGTCCGGTATATGGCGCGCTACGCTGGTATCACAGGGCGCCAAAGGGGAATTCCGAAATAGCTAAAAAATACCGAGGAATCATTTTCAACTACTTCGGGGAGAATAACCCAGAGGACAAGGCCACATGAAAAGTGCTGTATTTTCTCAATCCGACTTCTCGTCCCTTCCAGAAGGGATGGACAAAACAATCTTCTCCGTGATGGCAGCCGACATTGCGAATAAGAAAGTGGCCGACCTGTCCATAAAGGTAGTGCAGCTTTTAAATGTCATCCACGAGCTTGACCTCCGCTCTGCAAAAAATGACTTCGGTTACGCCTACCATGAGGACCTAAAGGCCAGAAATAAACTTCTCGCAGAGCTTGAGGTATTCATCGTCAATGGCGGCGTGTGGCCGAGAGCGAGCCAGGAGGCAGAGGCATGAAAGAAGTAGAGCAGCATAGATGGCCACCCCTCTATAAAAAAGCGAAGGACGGCAAGATCACCGAGTGGAATGTATGGGTGACGGGAAAGACGATTTACACGACCTCTGGAGTCGTCGGCCAAAAGATGCGAGAGACGAAAGATGTTGTGCCCGCTGGGAAGAATATCGGTAGGCGAAACGAGACCACGGCCCATGAGCAGGCTGTGCTCGAAGCTCAAGCCAAGGTCGATAAGAAGATTGATAACGGATACGTGTGGGAGAAAGAATCCGCTCTCGAAGGAAAAGTAGAGAAGCAAGTGGCCGGAGGATTCTACCCGATGCTTGCATTTGCTTACGATAAACACGGGGCGAAGATACAATACCCATGCTACGTGCAGCCGAAATACGACGGATGCGTCAGCGGGGAGACTATACTGGATACGGATAGGGGGCCAATGAGGATAGATGACATCGTCTTTAACCGACTCGATGTTAAAGTTAGATCGTACAATGTAAAATCCAAAAAAGAAGAATATCGGAAAGTAGTCAACTGGTTTGATAACGGGATGGAAGAGAATAAGAGGTGGATGCGGATTAGGCTTAGCAGATCCCAATATATCAACTGCACCGAGAATCACAAAATATACACGGACTCCGGCTGGAAAAGGGCAGACCAACTAACTTCTGATGATCGCGTACTCGGCAATGCTTTTGCGGATAAGAGGAAGAGTAGGCTTCTTGGCACACTCCTAGGGGATTCCTCTCTGACATTTGAGAAGAGAGGGAACAGTAGCAAGCACGTTAGGCTGTTAGTATCCTCGGTTAAAAGAGATTTCCTTGATTTCAAACTTAAAGTGCTGGGGTTCACTGGAGTAGGAGTAAGATCAGTAACTAGCGGTTACGGATCTAAGATGTTTACCTCCTCTGCTAATATGCTCGGAGTGGATTTTCCTAAAGACCTCCTGTACTACACAGAGGGAGATTTAAAAGGGAAGCGCAGGAAAGTGTCCGCCAAGGAGTTACTCAGGCATTTTACCCCGGAATCTCTGGCCCTGCTTATTGCTGACGATGGCAGTCTTTCCTACAATAACGGGAACAAAAATACTCCCCTCCTCGCTATCCACACGGAGGGATGGGACATTCCCCAGATAGAAGATTTTATTTCCCTATTTGAAAAGAGGTTTAAGTGTACTCCGCGACAAAATTTAAACTCTAAAGTGATTGATGGGTCTGGAATATTTCTAACTTTTAATACTAAAGACACCCTATACCTAATGAACCTAGTACGGGATTTGGTAGTTCCGGGGAATGAATATAAGTTTTATTTTAACTACAGCAGCGACGGATGGGATGACAGCGGACACACGGAGTTTAGAGAGTGTGCCATAGAGCGCAGTAGAAATTGTCCCCCCAGAAGAAAATTTGATATAGAGGTAGAGGGAAATCACAACTACTTCGCCAATAACATATTGGTTCACAATTGCCGAGCGGTCGCCATTGAGGGGAAATTCTTCTCCAGGATGCGCAAGCCATTTCCCGTCATCAAGCATTTGCAGGAGGAGATTGAGAAGCATCCTTCCCTCCTGGAGCTTCCGCTGGATGGAGAGCTTTATCACCACGACCTAAAAGAAGACTTCGAGCTTATCGTCTCTGCCATCAAGCGGGAGAAAGAGCCAAGCCCTCTTACACAATCAATTCAGTATCACGTCTATGACCTAAACATCCCGGGCCACTATCACGAGAGGCTTGAGACTATCGAGCGCCTTAAATCGACAATCAAATCGAAGGCAATAAAATTTGTTGAAACTAGACTCGTGAAAAATGAGCGCGAAATGCGTGCGGCCTACGAGGATTTTATGGAGCAGGGCTACGAGGGCGCCATGCTCCGAAATGTCCACGGGCAATACGAGTGCCGTCGGTCGTACAATCTCCAGAAGGTCAAAGAGTTTCAGGACACCGAGTTTCGCATTGTCGATATCCAGGAGGGGCGCGGCGCGCTCCGGGGATGTGTTGGGGCCTTCGTTTGTGAGATGCAGGAAACAAAGGCCACCTTCAATGTAAAACTCAAAGGTAAGGACGTTACGGCCCTTTTACGGCGATGTTTCACGGACCATTCATTGTGGAAAAGTCGGTGGATCACTGTGCAGCACCAAGGATTCACTAAGAATGGCCTCCCTCGCTTCCCGGTAGGCGTCCGCCTACGGGGCGCGGAGTAGGCCGCCTACGCCCGGGCCTTGCACGCCTCTACGATGTCGTAGGGCGTGACAAGGTCTGGATTTCTGATCCCAATTTCAAGCCTTACGAGATGAGCGAAATCGAAAATCAGCTCTGAGCAGTTGGCCAATTCCCCGCCATTTCCAAAAATGTTGTAGCCTAGTTTCAATAGGTTATTGATTTTAATTCCCAAATTCTGCCAAAATCCGTACTCTTCCCCGCATCGGCTCATGGCCAATTCTAGGAATTCGTCATACTCGTCTTCTGACAATTCAAAGTGACGAAGGAATACCGCCCGGTTTCTCGCCTCCCAGTGTTCTTGGCCTGTGAAGGTCACTCCGCCGTGCATTGTCGATTCATAATAGAACGGGGTCTTTAGGTCTTTACTCCAAAAGATCCAAGAGACGTGCGAGTAGTCGGTTCCAAGCTCCCACATGATGAGATCGGACCCGATCTTTCTCTTGTGGGGATGGCTTGCGACTACCGACACGGTCCTCACAGAGATCCGGCCAATTTCCAGAGATCATCTAATTGTGCCTTATTCCAACTAAGGATGAGGCCTATTTGGGACACGAGAGGGTTGGTACGGATGAAGGCCGTAGAATACTCCCACTCAATCAGAGCAAGGCTTTTCTTTGGTTCGGGGAGAGAATTTATCGCAGCTTCGATGCTGGAGATGGACACCCCCCTAAGTACGAGGGCCTGTCGGATTTGTCTCGGGGTCACATTTGGCGGAATGACCTCTACTGCCGGGTCTGCGGAATATTCGGCGAGTCTTGCCGTCCATTCCTCCTCGGTAGTGGTGAAGGGCAGCTCTAGTACCCCGATCTTAACCCCGAGGTGATTGTAAACGTCTCGTTTAGTGCCCATTACACCCTCACAGGATAGATGCGACCTACAGAGCCATTGGTCCCGGTAACTCCCGTGCCAGTGCCAGAGGCCCCAGTACCTCCAGCGATGTCCAGGGTCAGAGAAGTTGCAGTCACGTCATTCTCTGTAATAGTAGCAATGACGCCGCCTCCTCCGCCTCCGCCTCCGCCTTTGTTACCGCCTGTGATCGGAGTGAACCCATTACCGCCACGCGCCCGAATGGTCCCAGTACCAGTAAGACTTGGCGTTAAGAGCACAATCATAGCTCCGCCTGCTCCACCGGCCCCGCCAGCCACGCCGTCCCCGCCTCCGCCTCCGCCGCCTGATCCGGTAGTGATGGCCGTACCCGCGATATTTCTTCCTTCACGGGCTCGGTCCACTCCGTAGAGGATTTCCACTCCGCCGTTTACTGCGGTATTGAGAGTGTTTGTACCGCCCGCGCCACCGGCTCCGCCAGATCCAAGGCCCCCGGCTCCGCCTGCTCCGCCAAGGCTTGTCGCCGACGCCCCGCCTACCGATCCAGCCGCCGTACCGCCCGCGCCGCCCGCTGTCCCAGCGGCCAGTGTACCAGCCACAAGGCCCGCCGTTGCTGCCGTACCGGAGGCATTAGCCCCAGAGCGGTCGATTGTGCCGTTGTTGATAATTGCCGTGCGGGCAAATACGCGAAATCCATTTGTGTAGAGCGTTGCTCCGACATTAATTGTCAGCGTGTCGTAATACATGTCTCTCAGGAGAGTAGTATCCGCTGAGATAATTGCCGTGCCATCGGAAGTAGTCGATGGGAAGAATCCTGCATTTCCCTTTGACATGAGTTTTCCAAAAGCCTCTAGAAGAGTATCCGTAGCGGATATTTGTCCGGATCCAGCAGTGAGCCCGGTCAATACTTTAGCCAATACCGCCGCATTGAGTATCGTCGCAGGAGCGGCCCCAGGTCCGCTCGCCGATACTTCACCCGTGAGCGACGTGATTGCGCCGCCGACTGCGGCGTAGTCGGTGACGACGCCTGCATCGTTTTTCGATTTCAATGCCTTGGTGGAAGAGTCCACATAGACTGTGGTTTGTCCCGTAGGAGGCGTAGGTACTGAGGCCACTCCGGCCATTTGAACTTCTGACATGGCTATTTTCTCCTTAGATCAATTTCAATACTGCGCCTAGCTCGACGATTATTTTTACTCCACTGTTTAATTTGGTGCGGCCTCGAATGGCCGTGTAATCGGCTGGCACGGTGAAATCTGCCGCGAGCACATTGGCCACATAGGCAGGGCCATTTTCACCCTTCTCTCCTGGTATGCCGACTTGAACGGCAATTGTCTCCGACTCATCAGAGACGACTAAATTGATAACTGGCGACGGGTCATCGACTGCAATATGAATTTCTTCTCCGATGACTGTTACTGTACTCACTTAGTCACCTCGGGGCTTACGATGGCAATGCCCTCTAAAATTCGAGATACGGTAAGATCCGCTTTTACGCGCTCGATGTTGTAGACAAAATTCTCAGCCACGATGAGAGGCTTTGATTGCGATGCCAAAGGAATCAACGCCGTGTCTGCGGCGGAGATTAAAATTTCCACTTCGCCTTTATTCGTCACTTGGTTTCTCAGTGTGCAGGTAAATGTGGCGACGATTGTTGTCGAGGACGGGGTCTTTCTGATCTGGCCTCGGAAGGTTTCGCCTGTCAGGTCGATGAGCGCGTCCAGATCATCTTTGATTGTTAAAACGCGCTTGAAGGTAGTGCCCTGTTCAATTGTAAGATCAAGACTAGCTGCCGCCACTCAATACCTCCGACTTTGTCTCAAAGGTATCGGTAGAATCGAAAATTTCCAAGAGTTACCTATTGCCCGCGAGCCCTATAGCTTGGAAGGACCTTGACCCGGAATGTCAAATCGAGCTTTTTCCGACTATCGGAGAGCCACTGGAGTTTCTTTTCCGGCACCGTGCCCTTTCTATATTTTCTGTCAAAAAATACAGTTACCCGCCCGTGGCATGTGTCACAGAGCGGGATGTGATTGTCGAGCTTCTCGAATAAAGCCACATCCCCAAGGTGCGGCGTAACGTGGTCCACGACCGTCGCACGCGCCCCGCAGGCGTAGCAGCGGCCATTCTCGGCCAGGAATCTCGCCCGGTAGTTTCTCCAGTCGTCGGTCGCCATGTAGAGATCATCAATGGCCTTTCGACCATTGAATGACCGGCCAACACTAGCCCCGGACTTATGGCGTGGCTGGTAATTCTTTGTAGACATTTGATGGCTTCCTTCCCCGAGTCCAGGCGAGATTGGAGGAAGTGACCTGCCTCGATTTGATTCCCCGCTCTTTTCTGCACGCCATGCAATAGCCGCTGAGGTGTCCAGTGAGCGACTCGCATGACTGGCACTTCTCCCGCTCGCTATCCTTTTTCTTTTTCTTAGAGGTCATAGAATTCCCCGTCTTCTTCCCTCGCGGCCCGTACCTCGTCCCCCGGCGATGTTTTTAGCCATAGGTATTCAGTCCTTTCTGTGGATTGCGAAGTTGCCTTAAACTTAACACTTGGCCATTTCAAAGTATCGTAAGGCTCGCCCATATACCCCGACACTACCGCCATTCCTTTAAGGCCTTGAATACGCCCTATAAACTCGACATGGTCTTGAAATTTCCAATCGAACCTGTAGGCATGTTTCTTTGACCTCTCCGACTCGATATATGGCGGATCAAAATAGAAAAGAGTGTCCGGCCTGTCGTATCGGCTGAGAATTTCCCGATAGTCTAGATTCTCAATGATTACACCCCGCATACGGGCGGCGTACAAGTGCAAGTAGTCGGTGTACCTAACCCATGGCCCGGATGTGGACCCGCCCTGACTCAGCGACACTCTGAATCCGGTTTCGTTATCGAGGGAGTCTCCGATGCCGAACCACGCCTTAACAACCGTTCGGCGGGATTGCTCTAGGATGTCCGGGCTGTGCTCCCGCGCTCTGCGGTATTCCTCGCGGGAGTATGGCGTATTCTCCAGTAGCTCCCGTAATTCTAGATTGCGGTCCCGGAGTACCTTAAAAAAATCAGTTACCTCATGGTTCAGGTCATTTATAATCTCATTTTTTGAGTGCGGTTTTCTAAGAGTAATACTTGCCGCTCCGGTAAACACATCCACAAACGTCTTGTGTGGAGGGAAGTGGGAGATAATCTTGCTCGCCATTTTCCACTTACCGCCAAAATAGTCTAAGGCTGGCCTTTTCATACACTCCACCCGAGGGCCTCCGCTATTGCAGTCTTTGTCACTAAAGTATCCCCCGTATCTCTCCGCATCTTCTCTGCCATGTCGAGATAGTCAGAGGCCAATTGCTCTGGATCAGACCCGTAAACGATGTACTCGTAGACATGGATGTCTCTAAGCAAGTGAAGAGTTGGCCGACCTCTATCGCGGATTGCGCGGAGCAGTCTCAACTGATCTTTTATTAAATCAAGATTTGTGTTGGGGATTGTTCTTTCTCCCAAGTACGGATCATTCAGAGTAATCTGCATCTCACACCACTTTCTCGATAGTTCGCATTTTAGATTCGACGGCCTCTAATATTTTTTGATCTTGCGGGGAGCCAAGTATCCTATGGATCAAACAAGTCTTTGTCTGATCTCTTCGATGGATGCGATAGATTGTCTGCTCGATATCCCCGGGCACCCAACTGTAGTCTGATAGCACCAAATTATTTGCGCGAGTGAGAGAGATGCCGGTCGAGAAGGATTTTATTGTCGCCACGAGTACACGGCGCTTTCCATCTTGAAATTCAATTCCGATAGCCGCCCGCTTGGCCGCTGGCATTTCTCCAGTGATGGCCTCTGTTTCAAATGCAGCGGCCAGGGCCTTAGCTGATTCAACATGGTCCGTGTAAATCGGCACACACTCAATTTGCTCAAGTAGGTCCTTCACGTATTTCACAGTGAATGGCACCTTCTTTAGCGCGGCCTCGGCCTTGTAGTTGGATTTTACGCTGTGATTGTCCTCGTCCGCATAATGCGCCTCAAACTCGGCGAGAAGGTTTTTATCTTCCGCCTCTGATATCAAGATGTCCTTCATTCTTGGTGTCTCTAGCTTGAGTACGTCCTTTGAGGAGAAGCGAATATATTTATTTTGTAGGAGGGATTTAAGCTCTGGCACATTCTTCACCCCGTCCCACTTAACGATAGTAACCCATCTCCCGCTGATTTCCATTGTGTACTCTTTGCGAAATGAGAAGTGATCGGCAAAGGCAATACTGTCTGGATACTTTTCCAGAAACTCGGAGTGTTTGATCTCGGGGTTGTAATTACAAAGGGCAAGGAGCGAGTAGTATTCCTCTATTCTATTTTTGATCGGAGTACCCGTGAGGAGGTAGCACCGCTTGATGCTATTCTCATAGATGGCCCTGTGGAGATACTCAGTACGCTTGGCCTTCATTGACATGATGTAGTTGGCCTCATCCAGTACGACCATATCGGCCCACTCAAAAATTTGCTCGGACTTTTGGGCCAGGTCGTAGGAGACGATAACAAAATCCGAATCGAATATGTGATAGAAGTCTTTTCCTTTTCGGATGGCCGTAATTATTGGCTTCTCGCCTAAAAACTTTCTGATCTCTGAGATCCAATTGGAGACAAGATAGCTTGGACATACGACGAGGCAATTCCCTCCCGTGCGTTGCCATATGGCCAATGCCGTCATGGTTTTTCCTAATCCCATGCTTAGGGCCATGATGGAGTATTTATTTTTAAGGCAGTAGTCCACGGTGGTCATTTGGTGTGGATCTAAATTAAACTTCATCTTGGCACCTAAAATATTGGCGGCCAGGGATATCTCCACAAGCCGCCAAGAGGGTATCGGGATTTCTACTACTTCGCCTTTGCGATTTTCAAGGCCTCTTTAACAAAGTCTGCCAGGATTTCTCCATCGGCGTCGAGGAAGTTTTTTCCTTCCATTTTGATCGACGCTGTCTTTGCACGACCTGCATTCTTCTTCACCCAGCTATCGCCAAGCTCTGAATTCAATAACTCAACAAAGAGTTTTTTGTGGAGATCCGAGTTACGGTCGTAGACAGAGCCCTTCTTTTTTACGGCTTTTCCTTTCACCGCTTTTGGGGCTTCTTCCTCGTCATCCTCGTCATCCTCGTCATCCGCGTCATCTTCTTCGGGCTCCGGCTCGACTTTTTTCTTAGTCGTCTTTTTTGCCGGGGCCTTCTCTTCTTCTTCCTCTTCCTCTTCTGCTTCTTCCTTGGCCTTGTTGGCTCGGCTAACTTTAGCCGATGACTTTACATCGCCCGCGTGAGCGGCGGCTACCAATTCTTTCAGTTGAGCAAAGTCGCTGGCCGAAGCGTCTTCCGCCTGAGCATCGACTGTGTACTCCTCGTGCTCGTAGTTACCGAGATTGAAACGCTTTGTGTACTTGATCCCTTTGATTTCCATATTAGTCTCCTAAACTAAGTCTGATTCAGAGCTGGCAATATGCTCTAGCTCGTAGTGGTTTGGTTCGAGTATTCCCAATTCATCGCTAAACATCCAATTTGACGAGATGCCATTGGCTATCTTTAGCAGTGCCTTTCGGTACTTGGCCCGGCCCACGAGAAGGTTATTCCCGCTCGCGAGATAGGACCGGCTATTGTGATAGTCCTTTGAGGCGAACGACCAAATGAATTTCTTGTAGTTAGACCCGGTCACTGCGCTGAAAACATCAAGATACAATGAGCAAGAGAGGTCATAGTTGTAGTAGCTGATCTTGTCTCTCATTTGCTTTTCTGACTTGGCATTTCCGGTAGTGGATTTTAGGTCCAATACAAAATCCTCGCCCAAGCTATCGGCCCGGACCTTGACTGTCATTTTGGTGCATTTATTCAGCGGCATCTTGCCGATGAATTTTTCCCATCCAGTGCTCTTTAGGATTAACTTCTTAGCAGGGGCGTATACTTCGCCCCCGCCTACGGCCAATTCTAAAAAGGTGGATACCTCCGGCTTTCCACGTTTGATGAACCCCATAGCTACGGGCGACGCCTCAAGGGCAGATATCAGGCGCTTGGCCTGCTCCGCTTGAGACTGAGTGAGGATGGCCTTCCCTTTATTCTTCTTTAGGAAGGCATCCCACTTCTCGCCCTTTCGCACCTTGCCGGGGTAGACCGCGCAGTCTTTATTAATCTTGTGCGGCTCAAGTACCCCAGTGTGGAAGTAAGTACCGACATCAAACGCCGCCACCGACTCTCTCTCGATGGATTTCTCGATGTATTTCTTGAAGAATAACTCTTCATCTTCGAGACAGTCTTTGAATTGAGATGATGAATAGGTGCCCGGAGTACCGTGGTACTCTTCGGACGACATATCATAAATCAATGTGTGAAGTTTGATGTCGGTCACAGGTCTACTTCTTCGTCTTCGTCTTCGCAGTCTTCTTCGTCTTCTTCGTCTTCTTCGCCATTGTCTTCCTCCTCCCCGTTTTCATCTTCCAGTTGGTCGATCTCAAGGACATGCGCGTCCTTACCTTTATATTTACCTTTTTCAATAGTGGCCGTGCCGCCGTAGGTGACTTGGATGATGTCCCCCTCTGAGAGCTGCTCCATTGCCTTAGTCAATTGGCCAGCGGCATTGAGTACGAGATTCTTCCCGACGATGGCCTTGGCCTCTTTCGCCTTACGGAATCCAGCATCAATGACTTCCATAATCATATTCTCTTTATCATACTGGTCATTGTGGATGCCGACGAATTTGCCGATGACAAAATCTCCCTCGTCCCACTCTGCCCACTTGCGGAAATTTTTCTGCACTCCCGAAATCCGCTTCTTTTTAACAAACTGCCTTTTGGCCATGACTTCTCCCTTTGTGCATCTCTGCACGACTGCACCGACTTTAAGTAGGCGGTGAAATTAAATTTGATCTTCAATTCGGCTATCGAAATACTGAGAAAACATTTTCCATTCGTCGTGGGACCTGTCGTCGATATAGAGATTGGATGACGGCACTTTCCACTTCTCTTTTCCTAGAACCAGAGTTGAGTCGGGCTCGTAGTCTGGAGACCACGCGAACGGGTCGAGTTTAATCTTTTCGGCAAATTGCTCTTTGCCTGGGAAGTGCTCTACGAATGCCTCTCGCATGGCGTCTCTCAAAATCAAAATGTTCTTCTCTTTTCCGACATCATCTTCGATGTAGAGAGCGTCGTGCAGGGTGAAGGCGACCGGAGATCCGCCCATTGAGTGATTGAGGTCAACTGCCCTACGCATGACAGAGCTGCCAAGGCCTTGCACAGGAATGTTAGTCACTGAGCGGAAGTTTTCATTGTCGGCCCACATCGTCCACCCGTCGCGAAGTCGGATCGGCTCGCCGGAGGAGTAGTTTTCAATGATCTCTTGTTGAAATTCGCCAAGGCCCTCAAAGGCCTCATAGAACAAATCAATTTGCTCTTGGGCCATATCCTCGGTCCACTCTTTACCTGTGTCATTCGTTAGCTTTATCGCGAGGCCATACTTGGTCATCAGGTATGAAAGACCCAAAACCGTTGCCTTGCAGAGATTCCTCAAATCCCCGTGCGTCTCTTTGGTGCCATCCTTAGGAATCATCTTCACGAGTTTCCCAAATGCCAGATAAGGGTCGCCAGAGAGATAGGCCTGGATCATATTTCTGTCGCCTGACATGAGGGCCGAGGCGAAGAATTCTTGAGACCCGTAGTCGATACCGGCCATAAATTTACCCGGAGATGGCTGGACGAGAGACCGCATCCACGCGGGCTTTAAGAACATAAAGCCCGTGGCCGCTGGTTGAGAGCGACCAGACTGAGCGCCGAAGATATTCATGTAGGGCCGCACGCGCCCGTCTTCGCCCACGTAATCCCAAAAGGTTTTTCTCTTCCCGTCTTTGGCTTCCGAGAATCCATAGAGGGATTGCTTGAGCTTTAGGAATCGAACGAGCTGGGCGCCGAAATTATCTTTGGGGTATGAGTGCTTAAAGGAATACTTCTTTTCAAATGCCTCAAGAGACAAAGAGAGTTGGCCGCCATCGGTCTTCATCCACTCTTTTTCTTCATGGTTTTTTGAGATCCATGCGCGAGTGACCTTTTGATCCCATGCGAATTTATTCTCGGCGCGCTTCCACTTAAACGGCTTGATCTTAGGGAATAGGGTATTTATCTCGCGCTGTGTGTCGTAGAGAATGTTGCCGACCTGCTTTGAGAAATTCCTCGTGGCCTCGACATTGATCGGATATCCGCGAGTTTCCATCCACGCAGTATGCGCGGCATAGCGCCCACGGCCTCTGGCCTCGCGGGGATACTTTTTATCAATCTCTTCCGTAGAGGGATTCCGCCCGTATCCGATGAGCCTTCGGTACTCCTCTCGGATCTTACTTTCAATGGTCTTTAGAAAGACCACATCCTGCATATTGTACTCTAAGATGTCCGCACGCTCTTTTATCGAGAAGCTCTCGGGATAGGAGATGATGAGATCCCGCATGGCGGTCTTGTGCTCTGTATCCCGTATCTGTCCAGTGAGCTTGTAGGTGGCTTCCGCAAGAGAGTGAGTGGCCTTGAAGCCTGTGGCGCTGTCTTCCTCCGTGCGCTCCCATTTTGGCTTTGGCTTACGGACATGTTTAACCTTGCCGTCAACTAGCTGCTTGCCCCACTGGATATTGTCATTGTGGTTGGAGATCAGGCGGTACTCTAAGAAGAGATCCACCCACTCAAAATCGAGCGGGTCGAGGCCAAGGGCAATGAATGACCTACACTCGGCAATGGCCGAGTAGGTGATGAATGTCGTGTAGCCTTTAAGGTATTCGGCGAGTTTCTTCTGTTCTAGCGGGCTCTTGAAAAGCCACCACTTTATTTTTTCGCCGCTCTTTGAGCAGTAAGTGGCGCAGGAGACGAGATCGACTTTGGCCTTTGTGATTCCAGAAAACTCGAAATCAATGTATAGTCGGCGTGCTTTAGACATTTACTGTCCAATGCTCCCCATTACGGATCTTGTACACTACCGTGACTGAGATCCCTACCGCCTCCGCAGTAGCCTTGGCGGTATTTCCTATGGATAATATTCCTACCACTTTTTTAGACATCTCTAGGGTAACTGAGTTTCTCCGGTTGCGAACCTGTTCGGTCTGAGTAGCCCATTTACAATTTGAGGGCATATATCCCCTAGAATTGTTTATTCTCTCTAGCGAATGCCCCCTCGGGCGGATTCCCATATCGAAAACGAAATTGTCAAATATCTCCCACCTCTTGCACACCCGTATTCCACGGCCACCGTATTGGGAATATGAGGGGGATAGTTTATTCGAGCACCGCTCCTTCATGGAGGCCCATGCTCTATACTCTGCCGTTTTTGATACTTTCGACCCCCACACCCTGCGCTTGATTGGCCTTCGCACCTGTAGGTTTCCGAACACCCTCAAGCGCTTCAAATGTGCTGCGCAATATTTAGCCCCCGGGCTGACTATATGTCCGTCACATATTTTTATAGAGCATGGATACAGCTTTTTTCGCACCGACATTGATGACTTCCAGACTGTTAGACTTTGATACACACCGAATCGAGAAGCCGTTTAACTAGACAGGGTGTAAATTGGTCAATAAAAATAATTCATGGCCAAGAAAAAAAGAAAAGACGAGGTCGCCTATCTCATCTCGGTATTGAGGAAGGGCACACTTGGCAGCTTTGCCCGGAATGAGTGCCTTAGACTCGCGAGTAAGAAGGTCTATGTTCGCGACTCCATTAAAGGAAAAAAGATTTTTAAACTGCACTGGCAGTGCCGAGCATGTAAGTCGTGGTTTAGGGATAAGGGCATGATGGAAGTCGATCACATCGACGAGATAGGGCCATTTAAAGGGGATTGGCATGAGTACATCGAGCGCATGTACTTTTGCCCGCAATCCAATCTCCAGGCTCTTTGTGTCGTGTGCCATCAAAGGAAGACGCTTCGCTTTAATAACGCACGGCTATCTTTTAAGAGAAAGAAGTAGACAGAAAGGCGCCCTCGCGGGTATCTACTCGCACATCATGTGCTTGCAGCATGGTATCCTTTCAGTTAGTTTTTAGCCCCGTAATTGAGAAGAGTGCTCGCACCGCTCTCGGATCAGATACGGGGCTATTTTTTTAGTAGCTCTCTAAGCTCTAAGATTTGCCTGTGTTGGCTGATAGCCAAATGCGCGAGCGGCAGGGTGAGTGCTGATAGTAGAATCAATAGTAGTAAGAATGCGAGCATCCTATTGCCCATCGAGGTCATCTCTCCGGGAGCCGATGATGTCGGACACATCTCGTCCTGCCTCATGCTCGTAGATAAGGACCCGATCTTCAATTCGTCTCACCTTTCGGAATAGGGCCGCGATTTGAGTATCACGCACAATATTCTTCTTTTCCATCTCAACCACTTTGCCGGGATTGAGTAGTGCCTCTTTGACGAGATTCCAAAGTGCGGCCACGGCGAGACCCATGACTGCGGCGATAATTGTGTCCGGGTTGATAAAGGCCATCATACGTCTTCCTCTGGAAATGGCTCAACAAGTAAGAGTTGGCCAGAGTCTCGCATTCTTTTCCAATGGAGAATTTCCACGTGGGGCAATTCAAAAAAGACATGTCGGTACTCGGGATTTCCATACCATATCATCCAGTCAGGAAGATTGGGCCGTAGAACATCAATGTACCACTCTAGCTCATAGATGTTTTTAGGGTCGTTACCATTCTCAAAAATATCTAAGGCCGCGTTGAAGTTATGGGCCGATTCTCCGTAGTGTGCCCTTGAACGTCTTCCCTGGAATAGGGTCTCTTGCTCCTCGTATCCACGACCTGCGCAAGAAACATGAGCTTCTGGATGTTTTTGTTGAAGACCGATAAACCAATCTCTAAGGGGCTCGTAGAGCCCTGGGTATCGGTCAAGGATGAGGAGACATTTGGGGCAGGAGCCGTTGTTGGCATGGCGAATTACTCCCATACTTTACACCTTAGATTCTTCTCTTTTTGTTTTTCCAGCGTCTTTAACTCCGAGCAATAGTAGTCAAATATGCGCGGGTCTTCGAGCGTCATTCTGTCATTCTTGCTGTCATCAACAAGGATTGTCTTCCCCGTGTCGTCCACTACGGGCAGCCAAATTGTTGGATGGATCTTAGGCTCGGGGCCTGAGTAGCGGGTAACACACCCCGCGATCAAAACGTAAAGGGCCGTAAGCACGGCCCCGGCCAGGGGCCAAATAAGGTCCTGGTCAAAATAGCTCTTTGAGGGCTTTAGATGCTTCGCGCTTTGCCTCAACTGTTCTTGCCATCTTTGCAGTTTCAATTGCAATCCTCACTTTTTCTAGCTCGGCCTTGGTGGCGCGCTTGGCCATCTCATCAATTACCAAATCTAATAGCCGTTGCAGGCCGATTAGAAAATTGATTACGGCAAGCGCGCTACTCATCTAAACCTTCGGCTTTGGCTGTACTTTTACTGAGGCCGTCCAATCCAGTACGAAGAGAATGGCCTTTGTGATCTTGCTACTCTCGACCTTGTCGAGAAGCTCGTCATCGGCCTTTGTCTCTGTCTCGGTGACGTAGCTTCTCCAGAGGGCGAATAGCGGTTTATTCACTGCGCGCAAAATTCCGATGACCATAAAAATAGTCATCACAATCGGATAGCTCTGCGAAGCCTGAATCAAAAACTGTATGAGAATCTCTTCCATGATTTTTCTCTCCTATTGTTTAAATACTCAGTGCCTTCATCAGCGGGGTCCACTCAGGAAAACCGTTGCGGCAGCGGAAGTACACGCTGACCCGGAACAATAGTACGAAATCGTGCATGCCGTTGCCGACGTGCAATTTGCCGCCGGTTTTGTGTCATTCGCCGCATTGGCATTTAGATTTGTAACGATATCTGGCGCGGCGCTAAACTTGCCTGCTGCAAGTGTCAATGAGCATGTTCCCGACGAGATGTTTCCAATTGAGGAAATTAGTCCGCCAAGATCACGAGTGATTGAAGACGACGATGAGCAAAGAACGGTTGCCGTGTCGAATACTCTTCCATTTGCTATGCCAGTGCTCACGCTGTTCGCGAGGATTGCACTAGCTGGACTTTGCAGCGGATACACCGTCCAATGGACGTCCGGCTGGCCTAGCAAAGTATCTCCATCGGCCTTGATGTAGTGGTTGTCTGGCGTGCCGGAGATTTCCGTCTCATACATGAGCCGCAGCATTCTTTGCGCGCCTGCACTCAATACAAAGTCGCCGCATGTAGCCACTGATCGGTATTCACGCCGGTCGCCAGAAAATATTACAGATCCAGACATTGCCTTGCCCTTGCCCTCTTGCAAGACGGTCTGCGCATTCGCGGCAGTCTCCACTATCTGAAACGTCGAGACGATATTTATTGATCCCGCCGGGGCGTCAATGTAGTGATTTGCAGTTACGCAAGCGCGATACGTTCCCGATTTCGGCGGCGTGAAGGCGACGCTAAGAGATTCATTACCTGACGAGCAGGTTAGACCGCTCGGCGCGTTCGTGCTTGAACACCCGATTTGGGCCGAGGCTGAGCCAGAGTTTTGAGTCATCGTCAAAGACCCGTTTTCAATACCAGTGTAGGATGTAACGCTTGCGGTACCGAGCGATGGGTTAGCGCCACTTATTGAGGCATCAACATACCAACCTTGCGCGTCCGGCATGACGATGGTCTGAGCGGTCCAGCCTACGACTGGAGCCATAATGGAAAATGAAATAGCATCACCAGAAGCAAGATCGCTACCCTGGAGTCCTCCAACCTGCTGTTTCTGGAATGAGAAAATAGTTGTTGATGCGTAAACAGGCATCAGAACAAATCGTCCAGTGCCGTTGTCAAGCCACTCACCGCTGCCTAAAACGTGGTTATTCGCCGATCCATTAAATTTTCCTGTATCCATCACGATACCAGTAGGAAGACTGACGGCAAAATCAGCGCCAGACCCTGCTCCAGTGACGGACAGGTATCCCATTATTTGAATTGAATCTCCAACTTGCCTCCAGCTTACTTTCGTCACACTGACGTTAGTTCCATTTGTCAGCGATGGAGTATAGCTCTTCCACTCACTGATTAGCTGCGTACTGCCGACGTTAAGTGCTCGACCGCCGTAGGCATTCCCGACCTTGATTGCGGCAGGAGAGGCCCCCGTAGTTTCGAGCACCAATAACTTTGCAGTCGCCCGCACGCCGCACGGGAAGTTAAAGGTCTGAGTCTTCGTCGTGCTTCCAGTATCTAATAGCTGCACCTCTGTAGAAATCTTTGTCGAGGCAGGGGCCTCCACATACGCCTTATAGAGAGACGCATCGCCGCGATATGAAATCGACGCCGAGCAATTCTCGCCGTCCAAATCAGTATCGAAACTATTCATCACAAATTTCACGACCTGCGCGCTCGCCGTGCCGTCTACCAAACACGAGGCCTTTAATCCCTCGGTGATTGGCGACGATGTCGTGCGCGATACGATGCCGCTGGCATCGGTGATGTTCGCATCATTCGTAATGCAAGACGGGTTCTTTACATAGTTGACCGTGGAGCTAAAGCCAGGAGTGTAATTCCCCGGCACCGTCTGGGCCAGAGCACTAGCCGCGAAAAGCGTTGATAACAAAAGAGCTAACTTTTTCATTATGCCATTCCTTTCAAGATCCAGCGGCTAAAAGACGCAGACCAAATAAGCTCAACAATTTTGTAAAGACCGATTTCAATTTCAGAGAAGTTTCCGACGACCCCATTGGCCGCATCATTGAACGAGAGCAGGACTGAGTTATCGTCGCTATTCCCGACGAGAATCATCTCTGTGCCATCTTTCCATGCGCCGCCTGTGCCGAATGGCGTAGACGAAAGAGCAGTAGGGCCGCTTGTGCCTTGAATGTGTCGCATTTGTCGGAATGCAGTAGTGGAGCTTGTGATAGTGCCTCCGCCCGTGAGTGTCTCTACAGAGGAAACCCTAAGGCCGCCTCCGCCGGAGCCTGAGCCGGATTTGACTTTCCATCTTGAGTCAGAAGTCGAATAGAAAAGCTCCATCGAGCTTTCCGGGAGGATTTCAATAGGGAGAGAATCAGGAAGTTTAAGTCTGTCTGCCGCTGTCGCGCCCGCATCCTCATGCTCCAATGTGATAGGTGCCGTTGAGCGGTTGTGGAGTACCACAACTTTTGTCGTACTGGTAGAGAGAATGCCTTTCAAAGAAGTGGCTGTACTCCCAGTGAAGTTTATCAAAGCCTTAGATGCAGACAAAGCCGTGATAGACGCGGCTGTGGCCACGTCGGCTGACTTTAACAAGAGGGAATTGATATCAAATCGGCTGATGGCCTCGATGACATCGCCAATTGTCATGTGAGTAGTGAGTGCCACTTCTCCAGTCTTTGTGGCCTTTAGGCGTAGCTGTGTGCCCTGGGCCGTTGAGCTATGGGCCTCAGTAGCCACCGCATCAATCTCAGCCGATGTCGCCTCTGCCGCAGCTTCATCCGTGGTCTTATATTTAAGAGCCCCGATCACGTCGGCATTCTGTACCTCTGGGAGAGTCAGGCGAGACTTGTGCATGATGACCTGAGCGCCGACCGCATCGTCTGTCTGTCTTTGATCTCGGATGCCTGTGGTGCCCTTTGCATGGAGGCTAGAGAGGGGTGTTGTGGTGCCAATGCCAAGAGCCCCGTCTTTAAGGCGCATCATTTCTGCAACGGATGCTGTGGCATCACTTGTCGCCTCAAACACCAAAACAGCGCCACTCGCCGACGGCGTCATATTGTCGGTAGCGAGAGACTTAATGCGGGCGACTACTGGATTAGAACCAGCGGAGTCACACCCGACGAATTGAACTTCTCCGACCACATCGCCGTCGAGCACTTGGCCGTTATTCGCGATGCGCTCTTTGATGAGCTTCATCAGCGCGCCGACCGAGTCGGCGGTAATTCGAGAAACCTCGAATGTGCTATCTGCCCCGCTGATCGAGGCCTTATTGGTGACAAGGTTTACCCGGAAAATCTCGACATCAACGGTGCCGGTATAGATGTTGTAAATCCAATAGAAGTCTGGAGTGCCTTCGTTCGAGGTATCAATCCACCCGCCGCCCGGATCAAGCTCTGTCGGACGTGATGTGCCCGCGAGGCCCGACATCAGGGCTTCCTTGAAGTCGTCAAGAATAGTGGCGAGCTGCGTGCCGGAAGTAGCTGCGGGATTTATCGAGCTGAAAATATTCTGAGCCATCGTCTCTCCTCTTAAATTACCGCAGTAGCTTTTCGGCCATACCCCTTGACGCTTACGTCAAATGATCTTGCTACTTGAGTATCTGTTTTGTCATAAAATTTAATCTGGAATCCGTCTAAGGTTTTGTAGTCAAACGCCCAATAGTCGCCGGATTCCGCGTCGTCAATTGTCACCTGGACGTTAGGCGAAGACCCCGGGCCAGCAAATGCCGGGGCATAGGCCAGAATATAGCCCGTCGTGTCGTCGGCGGACAGGCCGTTGTAAGACTCCAGGCGATCTGGCATGTCGGCCCTGATAGTGCCGTCAAACACCCGAGGGCTCACGCTTACTTTATTGCTGATGAGACGTAGGCGGAATTGGAAGATGCGCCCTGTGGCGTCGCCCATAATAAATTTGCGCCACTCAGTGAAATTCTCAGCCACTCCAGATTGCATTGCACTCACCGCACTGAGCGTGACCCAGTCCGCGATGACGTTCAAGGTCTCTGTGGAGCGATATTGTGTTTCTACATCCCACTCAGACGTGCGGGCCGATGAGAGAAGGGCCACTGAGCTAAGCGTAACCCATGACGACATGAGGTCGCCTACCGTGTATCCCTCAGCCTGAATCAAAGACTGGAGGCGGACGGTGTAAATCTCGCCGAGATCCAAGAGGTCTTTGTAGTAGTATAATCCTTCTGGATAAAACTCCGCCGTATCAATGCCGCCGGAGATTGTGTTTCTGAGGACTACCGTGTCGCCCTCTTTACGAGTCCGATCAAAGGTGCCGAGCCAAGTCGGTGCATCGGAGATCTCTTCAATCACATTCAGATCGAAAAGATTTGGGATTGTCGTTATCGCCTGCGCCACATTGGCCGACTCATTGCCATTGAAGTCCACGGCCTTAATAAGATACGTGCCTGTGCGAGCCTGTGTGGCGGCAAGGGTGGCATTCCTATCAATGCGGAGGAGCGGGATTGAAGACTCCCATGTGCCGAGCAAAGTCGGAGAATACCTAATTAGGTACTCTCTGCAATCGCAATCTGGGATCTGCGGCCATACGAGCTGGAGGACCTCTCCAGTGATGTCGATATCGAGGGACTCCACATCAGAGGGCAGGGCGGTTTTGGAGAGCGGCGTACTCGTCACTCCGGTCACGGCACCAAGATCAAGTTTCCTGCCCGTGGCCGACACGGCGATGACTTTAAACTCATGCTCTGCGCCGAGGTAATTCTGATCGACGATGTAGCGGTAGGTTGATTGTCTTGTCTTCGCCACTTCGGTAAACCCGCGCCCGTAGTTTACAAAAACCTCAAACGTCTCGTAGGCCGAGCCTCCTGGAGGATTCCAGTCAAGCTCGACAAAATACTCATACCCCGAGCCCGCGCACTCGTAGCCAGTATCCACTACCGCCAAGTCCTGCACTTGTGCTGGAGGAGCTACGTCGGGATTTGTGGTACTTGAGATTTGCGACTCATACGTAGGGAAAGTGTCAGACGACTCGTAGTCATAGATGGCATCTGCCTTCTCAATCAAAATCAAGCTGGCCGATAGGTCATCATTTGGGGAAATGGATTTAACGAGACAGTCGTAAACAATTTGGCTAACTACTCCGATGACGATTAAGTCTCCGACCTGGGGCATTGGGCCATCGAGATCAAAAGTGTCGGAATTAACTACCGTCAAAGTGTCGTTTGAGATCAGGCCGTCGGCGCCCCTAAAGACATATCCATAGGTGCCCGGGACTGTTTCAATTCCATCATCAATAGTGATCTGATTCCCAGAGACCGATCTCACTCGTGCGGGCGTGCCGCCCACTCGCATCACGTCTTGAGTGATCTGGACGTAGTCGCCGCGAGTACAGACAAGATGCTCGAAGTCTACAGTGAGGCTAATGGTCTCTTGGCGGAGAGCATTTTGCGCGATCATGTACCGGCCAAATCGCCACGCTTGTTCTTCATTGGTGCAGGCAAAGGATGTCAGCTCTTGGATATCTGTGGCCGTCGTCTCATCGTAGCCATTGTCGTAGACTACAACTTCCGACACATTCCAATCTGAGGTCGGATCAATGAACTTCACTCGAACGCCATGCGGACGAGTTGAGTATTGGCGACTAGATGAAAAGTCTCTTGAGTTTCTCGGAGTGAATAGCTGCACAGGCACAGTGCGAAGCCTGTCAATCAAGACCCCGTATTTTCCATCAACAATATTTAGAGAGGCTTGTGCAGCGGAGGTGATTTGATTGAGTACCGACTGGAGTGTGCCAGCGTAATCCAAAACAAAATCACATCTAAAGCGCGGGAGTTGATAGAGCCGCCCGGTAGGAGCCGTAGGGATCTCCTCGCAGAAATCAGCCCACTCTAAAATAGAATCCATGTGGAGGCGCGATTTATCCACTGGGCGCTTGTTCACTTGCCCCGTGAGAAGATCGACAAAGGCCCATGCCGGATTTTGAGTAGGCTGTTTCGACCACGATACGCCGTCGTAGACATCGAGTACCGACGTACAAATGGCAGATAGGTTTTGAATTGATCCGTTCAATTGATTGGTGGCGCGGATCTTTAGCTCTAAGAAAGTGTGTCGCTTGTCCGTGACAATCGGGCTTCTATCAAAACGGGTGGTGATAGACACCCAAGTCAGGTCATCTTGAATTTGAGAAGTGTACGTGCCGCTGGTCGATTCCCGCGTCACTCGCACTTTATACTGGCCCGCCACCTTTGGGGTGAATTTGAATAGGGAATAGACGGCGCCTGTGTCTTGGCGCTCGATGACGGCCTTACCTAGAGAATTGGCTCCTGCGGAAATCTTTCCAAGGACAGCGGCGTCCTTTCCTCTCCAATACTCCGGCACAGTGACAAGAGATAGGCCAGACATATACGTCCCGGCCTTGTATCCATCATAAGTAAACAGCGGAATAGACTTTGCGATGGGCTTACGCAGAGTAATCAGAGTGTATGCAGTATTTGGCCCGTACTCCGCAGTCGATTGCACCGTGCCTACAAAACTGCCCTGATAGAATATGGCCGATCCAAAAAGGATGAAGGACGGGTCAACATCTTTTAGGACAATCTGTGTGCGGCCTGCGGCCCATCCAAATTGCCGAATATAAAACGGAATAGTAGACGACTCGTATATGACCGGGAAGGGTCGCGGAAGACTTTGATTGTAGTCCCACGCCTCTGCGGGCCTACGACCAGTGCAGGTCTCAGAAAGGAAGTCGTAAATTCCTCCGCCCGAGGATGGCGGGAATAACTCAAGCCCGAGATTGAATACGGCCTGATCTCCGCCGACTGCATCGAAGGAATCAACTACGTCGGTATCGTTAAATCCCTTCCAGTCCTCTGTGCCGACGAGAGCAAATTTAATATCCAGAACAATGGCCCGAGGCCCAAGTAGGCCACCGGCTGAGTACCCGAAAAGTCCAGAGGGGTTTACAAACGAAAGTGAAATCTCCTGCTTTGAGCCGTCTGTATTCTCGGCAGAGTTTCTGATTGCCTGGTAGCCGTCGAGCGGTCCACCGCCTGATTGATCGGAGTTTAATCCTACCGATACCGAATTGATGTTTTGATCGCCCTTATAATACTCCAAAAAGTTTGAAGTGGCGTCATCCCACGCGCCCTCTGAAACTGTGGGTCGATTGAAGTCAACAAGTCGATAGTTGAAATCTGCAAAGTCCGTGATTGGCGTATCGCCAATCTTTACGTTATCAACTACGAGCGGACCAAATCCAAAGTCGTATAGGGCGTAGAGGTACTGGACTATCTGCCCTGTGTCGGGGTCTACCTCAAGCTCTGTGTAGGGATTGGCCGCGACAAATGGATACACCCTGTGTGTGCCGTACATTCTTGGCACAAGGCCAAGTTTACGGACACTGTTTGATTGATTGGTGATCGAGTACATTTGGGAGCTTGCAAGAGAGTCAGGCCCGCCGAAATTTCCAAACTCCAAAGTAGGCGGAGGGATAAGGGCCGTTAGAATAAGAGAGGTGGCGATGGAGACCCCGGCTACCGCAGCACCAAGGCCAAGGCCTGTCAGCCCGGCTCCCGCTGGGCCTAGGAAATAGGAAGCCACGACAACGGCCGTAATCTGGAGGACACTCCTAAGAGTATTGCTGTCTCCAGATTTAAGAGACGGCATAATCAAAACGCTGTCTGTCTCTTTAAGCTCCGTGAATGACCAGAAGTCATGCTCGACTTTTATTCCGTTCACACTGACTTGAAAAACTTCTTCTATGGAGTAGTCACCAAGATATTCAGGCTTGATGATTCTACCCATCAGAGCATTGAGTCTCTCCCCGGATTTTATCTCCAGGTCAAAATCATTGACGTGTTTTTCAAATGTCGAATAGCGGAATTTTATCACGTCGTGAAGCCCCTGTGTCGGTAGTAGCCGACTATGAGATGCTTGTACTTCTCAACTTTATCCAAGACACTCCCAGTGCCCTTTATGGAATGCAAGAAAGTTTCTTTCTGGATGTATATTCCAAGATGACACTCCACTCCCTTTAGCTTTATGAGCAGGATGTCGCCAAACTGAGGCTCCTCGACGCGGATAAAGTCGCCGCGATTGGTCTGGATCAGCGCCTCAACTTCTTTATCCTTTGGCGTACACCCAGAGTAATATTGCTTCACCTCTAAATTGAATTCACCGAGATAAAACTCTCGAACAATCTCAAAACAGTTTGTCGCCTCGTATGGGCGCCCGATGTATTTTTTAATTCTAGTGAAGTCTGGTTGATGTCTCATCAAAATAGCCCCGGAAAGTTTAGCGGACCATATCGCTCGCTCGTGACCTCGGTACTGAGGAAATTATCCAGCACAATCTGGGCGACCACTCTCTGCTTATTGTAAGAGATATTTTGAATCACCAAATCGGCCTGGGCCATTTGCACATCGTCGGGAAGAGATGCAAGTATCATCTCTATGCTCACTGATATCTGAGTGGTGACTTGTCGGATCTCTTCAATGAGGAAGAGTGATACGTTATCAAATTCGATAGTGAAACTTCTGGCCGTCTCTCCATCATCAACCGGAAGGCGAATCGACATAGGAAATGCTTGAAAGACATTCCCCCTGGATGTGATGTTTTGAGTGTTGTTGACGAGTCTGATGTCTTGGGCAAATGAGTCATGTGAAAGCGTAACCAGCATCAAGAATGGATCATTTGATTCTTGGGAGAAGAGTTGGGCTAGTAATTCTGGGGAAAGTGAGTTAGCCATTTAGGCTGGCAGCCTTTCCCACTGCATGGACACCGAGATGTACTCGCCGCCCATTGGCTTAGCGTCTGGGGTATCGACCAGTCTAAATTCCGAGGCCACCTGCGTGATCGGGTGATTGAAGTTAAACGAGTTGGCCCCGCCATTGAGGTCGATATCGTGAAAGGCCTCGAAAATGGCGTACTGCGCGTAGGTCATCGTCATGGATACAGACATCACGTCAATGCCCTTGGTGAAGCGCCTGCGCACCTTGGCAGGCCCCACATCCATGTCGGAGCGGAGAAGAGTATTCCCGAGCTTTATCCCGAAAGATCCCTCGTCAACGGTCTGTGGCAATGTACCGGGCCATGCGACTGCCATTATGAACCTCTCCGATTAAGGCCGTAGGATGTTTGCATCACCTTGTCGTAGGCCCCGCTTGCGATTTGCTCGCGGACCTTGGCTTTGACAAGGATGTCAATTGTGCGCTCGCCATTCGGGCCAATGGACTCCGACTGTGCTATTTCCGAATTGGTATTATTGGTGATGTTGATTGTCACTGGAGTTACCGACGCCCGCACACCAAGATTTCCATTCGATCCCCTGGCCAGCGGAAGGATGGCCTCTGTGCCCGCTTCTCCCATGAGGCCGGTCTTCCCGTTTCCGTATCCGAACATAGTCGGCTGACTGATGAGTCCGCCCTTGGCGAACCGGCGCACGCCATTATCGAAGGCAGCACCTTTGGCCGCGAGCATCACATCGCCTGTGCCAGTGTAATTTAAGGATGTCCCTCCAGCAGCGGCTCCAGCATTTGGATCAAGGGCGCCAAGGATGCCATTTGCAATCGGGCGAATGATCGAGGCGCGAATGATGATTCTTAGGAGGTCATCGAGGATAGCTTGAGTGAACTTGGAGAAATCTGCTTTCCCCGATTTTGTAAATTGGAGGAAGGCTTCTTCAAGATTTGAGAATGCCGACTTAATGGCGTCGGCCACATTGGAACCGACTGTGCCGATGCTCTCAATGTATGACCTAACACCCGAGCGGAATGCGCTTCCCTCGTTAAACTTGCTGGAGAGTTTATTTAACTGCTCATCATACTCAGCCAGCGTGACAGTGCCTTGACTGAATTTGGCAGTAAGCTCCGTGAGCTTACTTGCCTCGATGGCGGCATTGAATTCCTCCATGGAGATTGTGCCTGCATTCAATTTTCTCAGAAGGTCTTTTCTCTCGATCTCCTCAAGCCCTCCGATAAATTTATCCAGCTCAATCTTTCCATCCCGGAATGCGCGATCAAGTTTCAATTTCTCGAAGGCATTCAGCTTCTCGTAATATTGGGAAACTGTGATACTGCCATTCTTGTATTCCATGTTTATCTTGCCGAGGATTTCTTTTAGCTTCTCCTCTTTGACCTTCTGCTCTCCGGCTAAAGCTAGGAGCTTCTTTCGATCTTCTTCCTCTTGCTTACGGGCCTTTGCTGCGGCCTCTTGCTTAGCTATGTCGTCATTACTCGGAGCGAATATCGAGTCCTGGGCAGCAATACTTGCCTTCTTCATTTCTTTCAGCCCGTTGATAATGCTATCAAAACGGATCTTGTCTTTATCTCTGGCAAATTTCTTGTCTATCTTGTTGAAAAAAATCTCAACCTCGATCAAGCCCTGCTTTATCGACTCGAATGCAAATTTGGCGTAGTCGGTAAACTGCTTTAAATTATCAAACGTGAGGAGAATAGCTGCGCCCATTACAGTGAAGGCCACCGTTACTGGATTGGCAAGTGCCGCAGCTTGCGCTGTCGTAAATAGGGCTATAAGGGACGCTCGTATCGAAGATATTCCGGCCACTACCAGGGGAATCGAGACGGTGGCGAGAAGAGTGAACTTCTCCGTGAGCGCCGTGACGGCCCTGGCAAAGTTTCCAGACGCATCAAGCTCTTTGTTTAGATTTAATATGGCCGCTTTCATGTTGTTAAAAGCGACTGTGGTAGTCTGCTCGAAGGTCTGCCCCAATTGAGCAGCCTGGGCGCTAGTCTCTTTCATGCTGTCGAGAAGGATTAGCATTACTTTGGAGGCAGTCAATTGGCCAGCCTCCGCCATTTTATAAAGCTCCCCGCGAGTTACCTTTAACTTCTTTGAGAGCAATTCCCCGACCACTACGTTACCTTCGAGTACCGATCTCAATTCCTGCCCTCGCAATTGCCCGGATGCAAAACCCTGGGCGAGCTGGATAGATGTGGCCGTGGCCTCTGTAATAGTAGAGCCAGCAATGCGGAAAGTATTCTGTAGGGTCTCTGTGATGTTCAAAAGAGTTGAAGTGCTGATCCCCGTCTCTTTCGTAGAGGCACTAAGCCTTGAATAAACTGTGGCGAGGCCATCAATAGAGGTCTTAGTCCTATTGGCCCTCTCAAGTAGCTGGTCCATTATCTCAGAGGCATTCCCTGTGCCTCCACTCAGTACCGCTATCCGATCATTGAGCAATTGCATAGAGTCTGACATCGAAACTATGTCCCCGATACGAAGGGCCGCGAAGTATCCGGCGAAAGTAGAAGAGAGAAAATTAACAGAAGTGGATAGCGACTTTACGTTTTTACTCATGCCGCCGAGCTTGTCAGAAAATTCCTTTAAAGCCTGATTCCCCTGAGTATCAAACTTTACGGTGATTTGTCGGACCTGGGTTGTTTGAGACATTCGGCTTCCCCTTCTTTGCCTCTAACGCCAACATGGCGTTATCCATCTTCCTAATGATCCAGTGAAACTCAATAAAGTTTTCCACTTCAAAAGCTCTCGCGTACTCAACTACCGCCGTAAACGGTATCGGGCCAAGTGCCATTCCACTTACTCTACAGCTTGAAAGCTCCGAGAAGCATTCAATGTAATAGCTAAGTGGCCCAATGTCCGGCTCTAAGTCTTCGTCCTCTAGGAAGCCTTTCTGGAGAAGACGGGAGTAATATCCCGTCTTCACATGCTTCCCCCATTTGTCGAGCCACTCCAAATAGCGGACTAGCAGTTTCCCACAATCTCTTTATCTGCGGGGTCTTCCACTTTGTAATTGCGGAAGTCCTCGGCGTAGCGCATGAGTGTCTTGTAAAGCTCTGGAAGACTTACAAAAAGTTTTATCGCCGACTCTTTGTCGAAGGAGACTTCCTTTCCGTCAATCTCCACGCCCTTCCAATCGACGACGCACGCATGGACAAATACCTTCACAGAAATCTCTCGCTCTTTCTCAGCATCGAGAGTGCCGTGGTCAATCTGATAGGCGTATGGCTTAAAGAATTTGGCCATGGCCGCTTTGATTGTTGGGTTGGCCGCCGAGAATGGGCGAATAAGGAATCCAGTCTTAGAATCAATATTGAGCCATACCCCGGTCTCTTCCACTGCTTTGTCAGTCTTAAAAACAGAATCTAGATTCGACTTCACTTTCATCTCCCTCATCCCGCACGGCCTTCTGCCTGCGGGATGTATTAAAATACAACTTAGCTACGGTAAATGGTCATGGCAGACTCGCCTGCGTCGCCGACCTTCGCACGGCCCTGCATCTCAAGCGTGATGTCCTGATTCTGTCCGCCGGATGCCGGGTCCTCAAAGGATACCTGCACCGCTGGGAAGAAAAACCCATACCAGCCGCCTGCATTCTTCACCATGAACCCGAGCGAGAATGATTCCTGAGTGAGCTTCTTAGCCAGCATCGCCCATGCTGCGTCTTTCAGGTACGCGCTGATAGACATTTCAATCTGCGCTGTGCCTGGAGAGTAATCCTTAGGGGCGATGTCTCCGATTACGTTCTGTGCGCTCATGTTGTTATTCATCGACATGTTCACCGACTGGATGTCGATACCGGCATCATCGAGATCGCCAAGGGCGCTTGATCCGAGGAATGGCATGTCGATAGATCCATTCATGGTGTTGGTCGTAGCCGGGGCGTCAATCGTCCGACTGAATGTGATGAAGTCTCCTGCGGCGTCAACCGTTTGATGGTCATTACCCGAGAAGCCAAATGACCCGCCGATCAATTCGCCAAAGGCTACGTTCAATTCCATCGTGTTCGCCATCATGCCGCGATAGACGATTGCCTTTGTAGTGAGATCCAAGAAAGCCTTCTCCATCGAGAAAGATTTCTTAGTGGTGCCGATAGAGATTTTATCTGCACGCTTGTAGGTAGTAGTCGTGCCGCCGCCTGTAATCATTCCGGTCGGGCCGACGTAGCGCATGACCGTGGCGCTGACAAATTCCGCCACCATTACCTGCACGTTATTCTCGGCATCATCGAATCCACCAAGGGTTACGATGTCGCCGATGACAAGTGCCGATGACCAGTCGCCCGAGGCGCGGGTGATCTCTTTTGTCGTCGCGTTGATTGTGAGGTCAACGGTGACAAGCGCCTGTGTTCCCCATGTGCTGAGCATGGCCGACTCGATGAATTCATCAAGTGCCGCCTCGCGTGCAAGCTCAAAGCCAAGAGACCCGCCAACTGTCATGCCGGTAACAATCTGTCCCGAGCTTTGGCGATCAGTGCGGATCTGCTGAGACTCTACAGTCTCGGGCGTGCCGGACAGACCTTCCGAAATGAATCGGGCTGTTTTAAAGTTTCCTGCTCCTGGAGTAACGCCGTAAACGGACTCCGCGATAAATGCAATTCTGACGAGATTCGACGATGACATTTGTTACTCCTTTTTAAATATCCAAATCCCTTTGATAACTCATAGATATCGACCCGCTCATATACCCGCCATCGAATTGAAGCGTGGACCCGGCCCCGAAATTAACCGGGGTAACGGACTCGATAAGGATGTCCCCAATTCTCTTCCCGCGAAACAGATTTCTAACCGCCTCGCCTCTTTGCAATAGGGCGTCACCCGCTCCGAGCTTGGCAATATCCACGATGTGAATGAATACCGCCCCGGACTCTCTGTATTTTCCTGCGTCATTGGTGGCGGGGATTGTTATTGGGACCTCATCGTCGCCTACAAACTCAATTCCCATCCACGGATCATTGCCAGTGATTCCAGCATCCTCGACAAGCTCCTTGATCTCAGCAAATTGCGCAGTGAGATCAATGAGCGTCTCGGCTGGAAGATTGGCAGTGATGTGCGTCTTGATTTGATCTCTTACGTACACTGAGGACATTAGAAAGTGCCTCCCTCTTGAAAGCGAATAGAGATACTCGGGTAGAGATATGTCCTAGGCCCTTTCGGAGCCTTTGTTGATCTGCCCTTTCTCGCAGGAGCCCCGCGAGATGTTTTGAAAGTAGCAGAGAGGCCAAGCTCGCTCCCTGGGACAAACTTAAATTTCACTCTGACATTCTTCCCAAAGTAACGAGTAGCCAATCGACTGACTAGGTAGTAGGTGCCATTTGGGGCAAGCACTCTCCCGTTAAATCCCGACCGACCTTTTGGATCAGAGCTTTTCTTTGTGCGATATTTTTTCTTCTGTGCCGTGATTCCATATCGCTCAAGTTTTCTTGCATACGGCTGGATGTTTAGAAATCTCAAAACGTCATTCGGCTGAGGAATTGGATTTGTCGCAAGCCACGCCTCTAAGCTAGGCATGTCGTTAGCCACTTGCTTCCCATTCAAGAAAACATAATTACTTTTCTTGTACTGCCCGGTCTTTACGGGAGACCTAAACTCAATGGCCTCATAAATAGTGCGAACAATTTTTGAGATGTCAACACGGGCAAAGAATTCAATTTTACCTAGTGGATTTACGTTGATGATTGGCTTCCCCACTCGTCCATCGACGGCCACCACTGGTTTTGGGTCAAAGCCTCGTCCCTGTTCATCTCTCAGCGCCTCGTCGGCAATTAAAATCAAACTCTCTTTTGTGAATGCCAAAAGGTCGGCAAGCGTAAGCTCTCCATTGAGATCAGAATTGATGTCCCATCGAGGGGCGCGTCTGCCCTTCTCCGTAACTTCAATCCCGACTGAAAATTTAACCGCTGGAGTAGCCATTAGCTTGTGCGAACCCTCCATCCAATTATTTCTCCTCCCAAGGCGTACATCTCAATGATCTCGGAAATGGCGAAGGTGCCAAGCTCCGAGTCAGTCAATCTGTCACCGCGCTTTAGAAGGGTGAACGGGTCTTGCATTTGCTTTTTTGAGATAACAAACTCTCGTCCCTCAATGACCGTCTCAGAAGGACCGGCCAAGTTTCGAGAGTAATTTGATGGAGACGCATAAATCTCAATCGAGTCATCCCCGCGAGTGAGAATCATCGACCTTTGGTGCAGAGCTAAAAGCCCGTTAAAAGCATCACTCAGCGACATAGGTAAGTCTCGTAGAGCCGACGACGGCTTGATCTGATCTATAATGATCCAGAAGGTTTAAATAATTTCCGAGAAGGCTTCCAAATGGAGTCTTACGCTCGCTATTAGTTAGGGTATAATCGAAGTCAATAGAGATGGTTCCAGGGATGGAGACCCGCTGAACATCACTTCCAAAATTGAGATCAATCCCGCTCTTTTTCTTCGAGTACCTTTCGCCAACTACTGAGTAGACTACTGACTTCACAACACTCGGGATATCCGCCTGCGCGTAGCCAGCGTTGTATTCAACAATGATCTCATCGCCAAAAAAGAATCCTTCCTTCTTTGTCAGAATCCCGGTCTGGGGATGGAGTCTGTAACCAGTGATGGCCTCGCCATCTTCCTCAATACTTGTAATGGAGTTGACCGGGAATACGGCTAAGAAAAGTCTTGAGTCCCCGCGCTTGTAGTCTTCGCAGTAGTAAGTCTGTGTGTAGGTGACGGCATTGAATTTTCTCTGGCAGTACGCCTCAATGGCATCAGATACGAGCTGCCCCTGAGAGGTTAGAAATGCGTCGTCCGCCGAGCCCGACACTCCTAAATAGGATTTAATTTCTGCAAGGGTGGCAATCATGCGATCTCCCATCGCTCTCCGCGAGAGTATATGAGCCGATTCTGGTCAAGCGGCTGGCCAATCTTCAAGAGAATATTTCCGGGAGTGTTTGGCTTCATCGAATACGGCACAAGTCCTCCCGCTACGGTGTCACTCAAATAGTATTCGTCTTCCACATCAAGGCCGAAGAAATTGCCAAGTGTGGCCCCGGCTCCGACGCGGACTGTGCAGAGTACCGGGGAGGCCTTTGCCTCGACGATGCCGAAGATGTTTGAATCCGCCATCGAGGTAGCAATCCCATTCTCCACCAAAGTAGCAGCGTAGGTCATGTAACTCATCACGAGAAGGCCAGACATGCTAAGCCATTCGTCCATGGTGGCCTCTGTCGGGGCCCCCTTCCTCAAGACCACTGCGGCGCCGACATACACCGACGCATCGCAGTCTAAATCGTAGAGAAAGTCGGAATCTCCGGCTCCCGCTGGGCCGGTAGGACCCGGATCACCCTGGGGACCTTGTGGGCCTGGATCTCCCTGAGGCCCCTGGGCACCGTCGGCGCCCGCTGGGCCGGTAGGACCCGGATCGCCCTGGGGACCTTGTGGGCCTGGATCTCCCTGCGGCCCCTGGGCACCGTCGGCGCCCGCTGGGCCGGTAGGACCCGGATCACCCTGCGGGCCTTGCGGACCTGGATCACCCTGAGGCCCTGGAGTGCCTGCTCCGCCTCCTGCCATTCCCCCTGCGGCGTAGAAAAAGTTTTGTGCTGCCGGTAGCGTGATGTGGCCGGATTCTACCGATGAGCCATCGGAGAAGTGAAAGACCAAGGTGAGTAGCTCTTTGGTCTGTCGCACCTCGATGTCAGTTATCCACGGGGCATCTTTGCCGTCGCGCCCATTGGAGCCGTCGGCGCCTGCGCTTCCTACCTTGCCTTCCGGCCCACGAGCCCCGACTGGGCCGGGAAGGCCCCTCGCGCCTTGCGGGCCGCGAGGGCCGACATCTCCCTTCTCTCCGGGAGACCCCTGTCTTCCCCTTTGGCCGCGAGGGCCTCTGATCGAAGACCTATCCTCCTCGGTGAGATCGGAAAACTTCAATTTTAATTCGGATTTTTCATCGTCTGTCAGGTTCTTAAATTTAAGAACCAGAGAGGCGCGCTCCTCGTCGGTGAAGTCAGAAAACTTTGGCTTTAGCGACTCGAAGAAAGAGCGATGCTCGTCAAAGACGAACCCTCGGCCCGGGCTTCCCCGCTGTCCGCGAGGGCCTCTTAGTCTGGACACCTCGTCATCGGACAAGTCGGAGAATTTTAGTTTAAGGCTCTCTCGCATCGAGGCGATCTCTGATCGCACAATGCCGTCGATTGCCTCTCGGTATTTCTCAAATGAGAATCCCTCGCCATCTTTTCCATCGCGTCCGCGAGGGCCGCGAAGGGCTCCGATCTGTTCTTCTGTGAGGTCTTCAAACTTTAGAGAGAATTCTTTTACGAGCGCGGATATCTCGGGGAGCTTCTCCTCCCAATCAAAGTCCTTGCCATCGCGCCCGTCTTTGCCGCGAGGGCCGCGAAGGGCTCCGATCTGTTCTTCTGTGAGGTCTTCAAACTTTAGAGAAAAGTCCTTCACCCACGAGCGTATCTTTTCCTCGTGCTCGCTCCAGACGAAATCCTTACCGTCTCTTCCCTCTGGACCTATAGGGCCGCGAGGGCCGCGTCTCGAATGCGACATCTCTGGAAGCTCGGCGAGCTTCTCAGAGATGAGCTTTGAGACTATGGCCAGAAGGATTTCATTTCTCATCAAATCACTTCGTTAGGAAATCAATTGCAGCTTTTGTAAGGGCCGGGTCCTCTGTAGGCGTAACATCCTTTGGCTCGGCGGGGGCCGGAGTAGACTTCCCGGCCACTTGCGCATCGACAATCTCATCAATCCTGTCAGCAGGAGAGAAGTTATTTGTAGCGATGTAGTACCTGTCGCCATCTTTGTACGGCGCAAGTCCCTCTCGCGCCCGGATCTGATTTGGCGTGATGGCGCCTGATTGCATCATCTTCGAGAAATAATTCGAGCGCGTGGTCATGTCTCCACGGAATACGGCATAGAGATCAAGCTCCGTAAACCTTCCTCCGAATCGGCCATTGAGAAGTTTTACGTCGGCCTCCATCTCTAGGTTATTGGCCCACGCATCGAGAGTGTCTGTCGCTACTTCAAGGTTGGAGTTTTCAACATTGGAGTAAGTGGCTGAGGCGGAGTCGAAAAGTTTTGTCGGCGGAAGCCCCAAGAATCGGGCTATCTCAATTACGCCAAATTTTCGAGACTCAAGAAATTGAAGAACATCGGGATCGAGATTGATCGCCTCGAAGGTCACGCCCTCCTCAAGTAGTGCAACGCCTCCGGCTTTACGTCCAGCATTTTGCTCTTTCCAGGATTCCGCAAGGCGCTTATACGCCTCGTCGGATAGTTTGCCTGCGATCTTGAGCACCCCAGAGGGCACGCCAGAGTTATTGAAAATCCCGGACGCCATGCGATCAGCCGACCGCGAGATGCCGAGAGACTCCGCCGCGTAGGCGAGAAGGCCCTGGCCTATGATGCCGTCTTTTGTGTGGAAGTTTTTAAGATGGAACACGTCCGACGGCTGGAGGTAAACCTCTCCCGAGCCTTCGCCATTGCGCACGCGATATACGAGCTTGCCGCTCTCTGTGCGAAGTGGCTCTACCGATGCCGTAGGCAAAGGATACATCGCCACCGGGCGGCCTGCACCATCGCGAACAATCTCTGAGTATCCGTTACCGTGAATGATCGCATTCTGGATCATCGTCAGTCTCCAGAAGAAAGCATTCATCTCTTCGCTGGCCGAAAGAGAAAGAAGGTTAGCTACCTTTCCCTCTTGAACATCATTGAATTTGTCTTTTACTTCCCATGGGAGCTTTGCAATCTGCGTTGAGATGTAAATTACCCCGCGATGGAATGCGGAGACACTCATCGACGTATTCTCATCAATCGGCGTGCCGCCTACTCCGGGAATATATCTCCGAGGAGCACTTACTTGCTTAGATGGAAATATTCGGGAAAAGAATTTTCCAAGATTCATGTCGCTCCCCTCAGAGACTTATCGTCGGCTCTTTTTCTTAAAGACTGGGGCTTCGTCGATTTCCTCATCGAGGTCCTCAACATCCGAAGTATTTGTCGGCTCGATGGGCGCTGTCACGGCTTTCCGTACTTCTGCCCCAGAAACTAGAGTCGCCCCGCGCTTTAGCCAGCGGTCAACACTCGCCTCGGGAATGTCGTGGATGCCGACTTTAAAAGTCGTCTCAGGAGAAGACCCATTCCACTGCTTTTCAAACTTCATCTTCACTGTCTTCATTTGCTACCTCTCTAAAAATAAAAGGGACAACATGTGTCCCTTTTACTAGATCCGAAGTGTTTTCGGGACCATTAAATGTCTTGCGAGTACGCTGGCAACAAGTCTGGGCCGACGAGTACCGCGAGTACCGAAGCGAGCTTTGCAGCGCCGCTGTCCGCGATATCCATAGACACCCATGCAAAGCCGTTGTTCACGTCGAGGTCTTCTTCCAAAACCTCAAACACTGCAAGGCCCTCTTGCGCCGCGAAGTCAGCAGAGATGTCGAACATCGCCGCAGCCACCGTGGGCTCTACCTTTGTGAACTTGGTAGCTGTCCCAGCTTTTTTAAAGTAGGGATTAGCTACCGACAAATCCTTCGAGGATCCAGCCGACGCGGCATCGTGTTGGCGCAGAGTGCATTGCACTGTAGCGCCTGTCGAATCTCCCATGTCTACGAGGAATGCAACGCGCTTGCAGCCCTTCATCGAGACTCGGGCGCCTGTTACCGCTGCCGTGTTGAGGTCAACTGGCAGGACGACCTGCTTCATGTTTGCTTTTTCCATCAAGAATGCTTCCATTTTTTACTCCAGGAAAGAATTGTTCAAAATCAAGAGACCAAAGAGTGAGCCTCAGCTAAGAGGCCCACTATCCAGGGCGATTATGCGCGGTCTGCGAGCTTCACGAATGCAGACATTTGGTGCGAACCAAACTCTGTCGTTACTGGAGCAGAGAATGGGACCTTACCGTCAACACGCATTGTGAACTTGAATGCTGTGATATCGCGGTCGAAGTACAAGTGGATCGAAGTCGAAGACTTAACTCCGCCTGCCTTCACGATAGTCCAGTAGTAGTCCAAGTTTCCAAACAGGATGTCGCCTGCGTCGCCCAATGCTGGGAGAGCCGACATCATCGGGACAACCGGGCGACCGAGGAGCGTGCCGTAAGGCATCGCATTGATCGCGCCTGGGCCGAAATAGATGAAGTTTCCGTTATCATCTTTCAGGCCAATGAGTTGTTCTTCTGCGCCCGCATTGATGTACCACTTCGCATTTGCGCGAGCGGCAGGGATCATGCGCGAGTACATCTTGATGATGTTCTTCGCGACGATAGTGTCAGCGGCCTGACCAGACTCTTTCGCCACTTCAACCGTGAAGGGAGAAGTGAGAAGGCCTTGCGGCTTGCCTACGCCATCGCCTGTTAAGATCGCGCCGTTGATCTTGTGCATGATTGCTTCTGGAGCCGCGAGGTTGATGTACGACTCAAGAGCCATAGCATCTTCGAGCAGCTCGTCAGTCGCGGGCACAAGTGCCGCGAGCTTCTGGAGGCGGAGGTCTGCGCGCTTGAACTGGGGTTTCGACTGGGTGATTGTTGCACCCTCGCCTGTCCAGTAAGCCTGCACGCCGCTGTTCCATGGCTGACTCTCATCAACCGGGAAGCCAAGCGAGTTTCCGCCGATTCGCATTTGGCGAGTGGCGCTCAAGAGCGACTCGCTAGAAGCGAGCTTCTTGATGATTGTTGAAGACATTTCCTCTGGAACGAGGAAGCCACCGTCTTCGCCATTCTTTTCGTAGGCGACGGCATTTTGCAGCTTCTCGTGCATACGGCCACCCGCCGCAGACTTAACAGCCATCAAAAACTCGCCAGAGTTTTTGAAGCCGCCAAAGCGGTCGGTAGCCGAAGCGCCTACCTCAATGCGAGGAGACGGTGCAGCGGCCTGAGTCTTGCGAGGAGCCGGAGTTTCCGACTTCGCTTTCATCGCCTCGACTTTTTCGAGGGCGCTCATTTGCGCCGTGAGAGACTCAAACTCTGTGTTCAAGTCTTCGATCTGAGTGATTTGCTCAGACGTGAAGCCCTCTGCTCCGGCTGAGATGCCTTCGAGTTGGGCGCTGATAGCTGCCAGACGTGCGCGGATTTGTTCGAGTGTCATTTTCGTTTCTCCAAGTTTTGTTGTTTCCGGTCGGGAGGGCGCTGCGCACGAGGCGAGCTAATTCCTCGATTACTTTTTCAGTCTCTCTTCAATTTTCTTTTTCAATTCGTCTTTCGCAGAAGAAATCGCATCGGTCTCCGACTTGAAAGTCTTCGGCGCTTTGTTGATCCACTTTGCTGAATCAAAAACAGAAGCGGCAATAGGCACCGAGTCCTCGGCCTTTGAGTCAACAAAGCCTTTCTCAATTGCCTGATCGGCGTCGAGCCAAGTTTCTTCTGAAAGCATTTTCTTGATTTCTGCGCGATCAAGTTTTGTCTTCTTCGCGTAAATCGAGACGAGTTGTTCTTCCACATCCATGAGGCGATTGATTACTTCCTCAAGGTCATTGGAGTTTCCCATCGCAAAGGACCAGGGCTTATGGATCATGTAAAGGGCGCCCTCGCCCATGATGATCTCGTCACCCGCGAGCGCGATGATCGAGGCAATAGAGGCGGCAAGGCCGTCGATGTGAACGATGATCTTTGCCTTGTGTTGCTTGAGGCGATTGTAAATAGCTACGCCGTCGAACACATCTCCGCCCGGGGAGTTGATGCGGACTGTGATCTCGTTCACCGAGGCGTCGAGCTTTTTGATCTCATCCGAAAACTGCTTTGCCGAAATCGAGTCACCCCAAAACGACTCACCAATCGGGGCGTAAATAATAATCTCGGCTTTGGTCGCAGATTTATTCTTGATCTCGAATGGATGTTTTGAGTGTTCGCGGAATCCAAAGATTTTGCTCGGCATTTAACCCTCGATGAATCCGAGAGTCGGTTTAATTCCTGACTGAGTAAAGAAAAATCTTCACAGTCCCCGTCCAAATGGCGTGACTAGGGGCGTCGATATTGACCTTTGACCCGGAAAATGCGTCGGAGTAGTGGCGCCTACCCGCCCAATATCCTTAGGCCACGGCTCTCATATACCGACTCCCCTTGTGAATCTTGAATCCATCCCGCGAGCGCCATGAGGATTGCGATGACCGGGTCAATCTTGAGTCGCACGTGAGTCTTCCTCGGGTAGACGTTATCGTTATGGTCGGCTTTAGCTACGACGTTACCAATACACCAACGCATGAGAGGAGATCCGCAGTGAACAATCTTTCCCTCGCGCATAAGCGAGTCGAGTCGCTTCATTGGCTCACTGAGATTGGCCGTGTTCATTCCGAATTTTACCATTTCAATTTTATCGGAAAGTTTCTGCGCCATCTCTGTCGCATTCCATGTGTCGTAGAAACACTCACTGACTCTAAACTTCGAGGCAAGCGCAATGGCCTCGGCCCGGATGAAGTCATTGTTGATCGCAGCTCCAGGAGTCTTAATCAAAAATCCTTTCGACACAGCGTCGGCATAGATTTCATTCTCAGACTCTCTCTCACTCATCGTCACTTCGGGAATGAAGGTGCGATCAAAGACGTAATACTTCCCGTTCTTGAAAAAGATAATTCCGATACTCGTCAAGTCGATGTGAGATGCGAGGTCGATTCCCATTCTGCATCGCTCGTTTAAGAAATCCTCGATCTTCAAATTCGGGTCGGCGCATTTGTCCCACTGCTTTTGATCGAAGAAGGCCTTCGCCTCCGACACCCACATGTCGAGATGCTTAACTTTAAAATTCGGAAGATCATTCGGGCTTCTCTTTGTCTTCTCGGCTTTTGCGCGGAAGGTTATCGGGTCAACCGACACTCCCCAATTTGGATTTGCCTTGATCCAGTTTCTCTCGTCATAAATGTCATCTCCCTCGTCGAGGCAATAAACTGCGGAGAAGAATTGCTCGTCTTTGAATTCCCCGAGAGCCACTTTCTTTGCATACGAGCTTTGTGTGAAGCCGACGCTATCGACATCAAAGCCTGCGGTAGTGATACACAATGTGAGAGAGTCTGCCCGCTTCGACATGCCGGAGTAGATAACATCGAAGGTCTCTCTCTTCATCGCGTGCAGCTCGTCGCATACGGCGAGCACATCATTGAGGCCGTCGAGACTTGAGGCCTCGGCTGACAGCGCACGGATGTTGGAATTAGTTTTATCTTGAACAATCGAATGCGCGAGCACGCGCACGCCCATGCTCACGGTAAAGGATTTATTCTTTCTCGCCATCGCTCGGGCAGAGTCTAAGACAATGCGGGCCTGATCTTTTTTAGTGGCGACCGTGGCGACTTGGTTTCCTTGCGGATTGTCGAGAGACATGAAGTAAAGGGCCGCGATTGACGCCATGGCCGAATTGTGAGTCGGGATGTACGACTCCGATATCAGATATGAACTATCTGGGGAGTCTACCTCCACACAAAACATCGGTACTTTCCTCTTTAGCTTTCTCGCGCCCACTATGTATCTCTGCCCCACGTAAGAGTGCTTGCCAGATTTACTAATCTGCTCTGTCGCCTTCCTCTTGATGTTAAAAACTTTCTGAGTGCCTCTTGGATAGAAACATACTCGGTAAAACCGGCTATCTGATTTAAAATTATTTTCTGGACTGACTTTAAATCTGGATCGAGACACTTTGTACCCGAGAGAGCATAAGAGCCTGCTAAGGCCACTGGCCAGCTTGCCGTTTTTGTTGGTGAAGGCGGCTTGTCCTCGCATCTGGGGATTAATGGTCCCGTCGGAGTCAAGCAAGCCTCGCACAAGCTCTAATCGGTCATTTGCCGTAGAAAGGAAATATTCCTCGGGGATGTGTTTATTGCCCAGCACTCCCATTTCACGAAGCTGCTGACTCAGCCCCATAACAGTAAACGAAACTCCGCGAGATCCGCGCTTTAGCTTTATCGGATGTGACTCGTACCCCCTCTCCGACAAAATCTTTCTCACCTCTCTCGCATCCGCCTCATGGCAAGAAACTTGGCCGCTCTTAGCTGTTCCATTCCCTAGCCAATACCCAAATACATACGGGTCAACGACAAGTTTTTTCTTTTCGCCTTTTACCGGGAGAGTATTCGCTACGGAATGATTTCTCTCTTGTATCTTTATCCCGGCGGTTAGGGATCTAGAAATTTCTTTTGTACTTCTAACGCTTTCGTATGTGTAATTGTTCTGCGAGGTTTTTCTTAAAACCCTATTCCCGTGTCTCCGTTTTCTAGACCGCTCATTTTTTGTGGATGTGAACCATAGGTGTTCGTCACTACAGATGACTTTCTCCCCGTCAGAAAATTCTACCTCATACGCTTGTGGAAAATGTATCGGGGTCTTCCCTGTAACCGTACAGATTCCCCCAAGCCTATCGTAGAGGCGGGACCCCACTTCAATCTCCTCCCATAATTTCATCCCGTCTGGGGTAGGGACTCTCGTTTTGAGACAATGCGCTTTACTATTGCCGCGAGCGCATTCCACGTGGGCGATGCGAAATCTTCGGAATCCAGTCTTGCGGTAAATGAATCCCATAATATTCATCCAGACCCAACACTGCCACGGCTCGAATATTATTTTTCTTGTCTTCCACTTGCCGATGACGTGATCGAATTTCTGGGCGAGGCGTAAGAACCTCTCGGCCTTCTTGGGATCAAAATAAAAATTGGGATGGTCTTCCAGCTCGACTTCCCCGAGATACCTCTCGCACGCGCCAATGAGATACTTCGAGGCCGGGATATCCCCGCGCACAACATCTTCCGCGTACTTGTGCCCACGATGGCAGTTCGGAAAATGTTTTGCATCAAACGGATTGGAGGCCATCGGCTACTCGATGCTATTAAGTACAATTCGCACGCGTGGCGCAAGCTCGGGCACTACCTCGTATGGCGGTACGTGCTCGAAGGACTCATGCTCAATAAACATTTGCCAAGAATTTGAAACGGCGTCGAACGACACTCCCCGGAATTGCGCATCGGCGGGGAAGCCACTGACTTCGAGAGTTTTATTCCCCGACTTTAGAAAATCAAAAAGACTTCTCGGGTCAATTGGAATTCGCTTTAGTCGTCGTGCCTCAGAATCTATTCCCATTCCTCTTGCTCCTCCGGTGGCGCCGTCTCTCGGTCTTTCATCAGCAGAAGGCCAAGCGTCTTTGAGTAGGACCTGATCTCTGATCTCGTCTTGTTGAGCTGAGAGACCTCGGGCCTTGGCCTGATCTGCAATCCATGTTTACCAATCATCTCGTAAAAATAGCCATGCCTTTTTATTTCTTTGAGCAAGTGGTCATGCTCTGAGTAGAGGTCGCAGAGAATTGTGAGCTGATAGAGATGGCCCTTTTTAAAATTCTCTCGCTTGACAACATCGAGCACGTACTCATCCCACTTTTCTGTGAAGACCGGGTCTCTCGGCTTTGGGGAGGGGAATCGGGTTGACCCGTTCTTCTCCTCCTCGGTCTCGTCAAACTCATCATCGAATCTCTTTACAGGGACAAAGCCGTCTTCCTTCCACTGATCTCCTATTGGCCTACCTGGAGAGGGGCGCGGGTAGGCCTTTAGAGGCTTAGTTGGGTCGGTCTTCTTTTTCTTCACCAAGATCGGAGCGAGTTTTTTCTTTTTCTTATAGGTCATAGAATTCCTCATCACCCGCCGACTTTATCTCATCCTCCCCCGCGTCCGCCATCTCGCCCTCGTGGTGGACTTTAAATTTTGGCACCAATAACTTGACATAGAAGTCATACATGGCGCCTTCGCTTATTAGTGTAGTTTCAAAAACTTTTTCACCCTTTGCCCCAACAAAGATGTCAAAGAAGGATTTAACCGTGGAAGGATCTGGAAATTGTAGGGACTTGTCCCCGTGTTTCTTTTGTGTAGCCTCTGCCACTGTAGACCAGAGATATCC